AGTGAGGAAGCTAAAGAAGCATCGATTGTAGCTGGTGTAGCTGGTGCAGTCCTTCCAATGGCAGCGGAGAAGGTATTGCTTCCAGTAGCTAAAATAGGCTTAGATGCAATAGAGAAAACAGGAAGAAAAGCAATAGAGTTTATCGCTGGTAAAGCTACAGCTAAGACTTCATTGAGATTTATATCTAAGAAGATTGGTGCTACAGATAAGCAACTAAATGGATACTATGATGCTTGGGCTAACTCTAAAGGCACAACCGTTACTAAGATGACAGATGAAGATAAGATTAATGCAATACTATCTAACTCTGAAGCTGGTAGTGCCATGAAGAAACAAGCTCAATACCTAGATAGTGATACTGTTGGTAGAGAGATGAAGAATGAAGAATTGTTTGAAGAGATGATTAGCATTAATACTCAAGAGGGTAATTTCAATGCACCAGCACTTAAAATAAAACAATACATAGAAGACTCTAGTAAGATATATGGAGAAGTAGAAGATACATTATTAACTCACTTTGACAATAGAATATCAATACCAACATCTGAGATGGATGAATTATCAGAGGTATTAACTAAGTCATCTATGTCTGAAGCTGATAACATAGTAACCAAGAGAATACTAGAGACACTTAGAAATGCTGATGGAGTATCTACATCTGACATCCTTACAATGAAACATGATTTAAACGCATTAACATCTAAAGGGATTAAGGGTAAAAAGATAGGAGACATTGGTGAGTTCCTTGACAGTAAAGCAAAGGAAGCTATTGGTGATGAAGGTGGATATACACTATGGAAAGAAGTAAACCAAAGATATAAAACAAAGTCACTACTAGAGAAAGATAACAAGTTCTTTAAACTATTGAAAGATTTTGGTGATGGTGAGATAACTGAGTCTGTGCTTGTTAAGAAGATATTATCTGCTGATGGTGGAGCTAAAGTGTTTAATGATATGAAAGGAGCTTTAGGAGAAGAAGTATCATCTATGGTTGAGAAGAAGATTATCAAAGAAGTTATGATTAACAAGAAAGGTATCTCTGCTGACCAACTAGAACAACTAGAGGATTATGAGTTTACAACAACTGCTGGTAGACAAATCAAAGGTCAACTACTTGAGTTAAAAGGTTTAGTTCCAGAAGATAGTGCTATGTCATTGATAAACAGTACACTTAATATTGGTGGTGGTGGAAGTGTTGGTTGGAGTGATAATCTAATCAATAAACTTAAATTCACTATTGTTGGTAAAGCTTGGAACCAAGTTATAAAAAGAGTTGGTGATGGTGAGGAAATGGTATTTGGTAAAGTTGCTGATATTATCAAGAAGCAAAAATTTACATCAAAGCTAGATATAAAGTCTGGTTCAGCTTTTGAAGATGCCTTTAAAGCAGAGCAACAATTACTGAGAGATAACATAGATAAGCTAAAAGCTAAAGGTAGTGCTAAGACTGCTGCTGAGAATAAGAAGTTAGCTGAGTTATCTAATATGTCAAACAGTATATCAAAACAAATTCCATCAAGTCTTGGTCAAAGAGGAACTATTGAAGCCAAAGCTAAAGATAGAATAATCACTGAAACTACTAGACCAAAAAGAGAACCATTAGATGTAGATATAGTTGATGTTGATACTAAACCATTAGCTAAGCCAAGTGATGAAGTAATTGACACTGAAGTAGTACTGGGTAGTGGAAAGAAACTAACTCCTGAACAAGCTAAACGCAGTAATATTATAGTTGATAAAATGAATAAAAATCTTGAGGTTATAAAGAATAGAAAGAAAGGGTTGAAGTTCTTAAAGAAGGAAGTTCAAATAACTAAAGCTAAAGATGAAATTAAAAGGTTAGAAGCAGAGAATATTTCTCTTGAAAAGAAGAAGCCTAAAATATAACTAGAAGGGTTATCCCTCTAGTTCCTTAATCTGTAAATCTATATTATGGCGTTGTTCAGCATCCCAAGTAGACTTCCTTAAATCTCTCAACTTCTTTATTTTTCGTTTTATATTATCGGTAAGTTCTCCTTGCTGGATTACCCCCCTTTCAGTCTGACTAATACTTTCTTTACTTTCAACCACTTCATCTAACACCACCTTATCAGTAATCTCATCATCAATAATTTCTATAGGTATATTCTTACAACTCAACTTGTGTCTCTTCAAGCCAAACTCAGTCTTTACTTCTTTTCCACATTCACACTTAAACATTCTCTATCTCCTTTATATCTTCATCAACCTCATCAAAGGTAACTCCTTCAAGTTCTTCAACTAATTTAAGACTTGTATGTATTATAGCATATAAGGCTTTGAGAGTTGTTTGTTTATCCAACTCTGCTCCTAATGCAAATAACTGACCTTTAATCTCATTAGCCTTAACTACGGAGTCTTTATCGTAGTCATAAGCATAACATAGACCTTGAAGTATTGGGTCTAATCTATCTCTATTCATTGCACTTCCTTTTTATATTAAGCTTACCTCTTTCAGGTGCTTCAGTAATAACCAAACCTATATCTCTATTAGGTACAGTAACCTTCCTTCTTCTCATAGCCAATTCGTCTTTGTTTATGTAACCCCTAGCTCTTCTATGGTTTCGTTCTTTATCGGACAAATAGCCGTTGATACGCTTACTAGAAATAGACTCCTTACTTCTACCAACTATGAACTGTAATATCCATAGAGGTAGAATGCTCATCATTACTAACTTCTGGTCTTTCTCTGACCAGTCTTTATTCCTATTCCTAACTTTAAAACTATCAAACACTCGTACTCTCTGACTCATACTTTCTTTCAATCAGTAACTCTATATATTTAATAGCCTTCTTTAAATCTTCAAGACCATTCTTTTTTTCATATCTGCTTACATACTTAATTACATTGCCTACTTCCCATTCAAGGTCATTAGCTGTAATATAAACATTAGGTGCTATTGCAAAGTCTGTATAATGGCTAGGACTTATATTGTCTTTACCCTGTTTTATATCTATTGGTAACATTGATGTATCTGGTGATGTTGTCATTACTTCTCCCTATCCTTGCATATATCTAACTGTAAGTCTTTTGGCTTATCTCTCTTCATCAAAGAAGAATTATTGTAACCAAAGTAATGTACCTTGGCTAACTTATGTTCCTTGTAAGCAAGCTCTTTATCTCTAGCTTCTCTACAATCCTTTTGAAACTCTCTGTTCTTGTAGTAGTCATCTAACCCAACACCTTCATCCATTACTTTTCCTCCAACATATCTTCTACTTCTTTTACTGTTACGGTATTTCTAGTTTTCTCACCGTACCTTTTATGGTACGATATACCTTTCATTAGTCTCATGCTTCTATAACCATGACCAAAGTTGTAGCTATCTCCAGCAGCCATAGAGTTATGTGACTCGCACTTAGTTGTTCTAGTTTCTACTACCTCTTGATGATGAACATGACCTGTATCAGCATATACATAATCTACATCAGTCCATACTTTTTTACAATCATGTGCTATTATTTCTGGTACATCTTTTTGCTTAATGCAGTGACCATGTGTACTCCAATGGAGAGTTTTACCAAACTTGTACCAATAGAAGTTACTAGGACTTGTTTCAACTATAACTCTTGGTTCATTGCGATAATAAGCTTCTAAGTGTCTAGCTAATGCTATTGATGTATCAGGGTCATGGTTACCTCTAGTCTTTCTAAATCTAACTATTTCATGTTTCTGCAATGCTATATCAATTATAGTAAATAATATTCTAGTACATACATCATAAAGTTTGTCAAATCTACCATCTACATCAAGTTGATGTTTGCTCATCTTGGTTGTATTGCTCTGGTCATCAGTATGAATAGTATCGCCTAAGTCTAATATCAAACACTCATGGCTATCTGGCATGAGTGATACAGTGTGTCTCATAGCCTCTATATAGATTAGTTCTGCTTTGTGAAGGTTAAAGTCTACCCCAACCTCTTTGTGCCATGTAAGCAACCCTATGTGTGCATCAGCAAATGGATACTTAACCATAAAGTCTTTAGTACATCCTGTTGGTACTGGTAGTGGTTCAACGGGTCTAACTCTATCAACCAAACCATCTATTGCTTCTTCAAATGCTTGTACTGCATCAGTCTTAGCTACATCAGTTTTAACCCACTGAGACTTAACTTCAAGGTTACCTGTATCTTCATCTCTTGAATACAATGTTGAAGTACCTTTTAATATTTGACCTACATCAACAAATACTCCAGTGTCTAATGGTATAAGACCACTTCTCTTGAACTTGTTTATCCTAGAAGACAATGAACCTTTAGATATTCCTAACTCATCAGCTATCTTGCCTTTAAACCCACAACCATCATTCTTATGTTTCTCGTATAGCTCTAATACTTGTTCGTCTGTAACTTTCATTAATACCCTTTATTAGAAAATGTAATGTATTATATCACACTAGAGATTTTGACTCCTCATATACTTTGATACCTTACCCATAAGAGTAGACAACACTTGCCCTTTCATTATTGGTTCTGAGTCTAAGTAAAACCACCATACACCAGCTACTTCTTTAAATCTAATATCCATTATTTCTCCTCAAAATATTCTGTTACTCTCTGTCTAACAGATTTCTTATTATGTTCTCTAAGTATATACTTGTCTCTCTTAGCTCTCTTAACAGGACATAATTCAACTTCTCTTTTGTAATGACATTTATTACATCTACTAGATACATACCAAACCTCACCATACTTTTGAGTTATTGCACTATACGCTCTGAATATACCACCCTTTGCTTTAGTTGTAGGACAATCAATACAAGTTTGGTCTTCTGGTATCTTATCTTGATTTACTGGCTGTCTAGGCATCCTTAGCTGCCCATTCAGTAGCTTTTATAATTGCTTCTATTTCTGTGTTGCATTTTGCAGATACATAAACAATTCTAGCTTCTAGTCCTATACCTTTTCTCACTTCTGCTTTAATCATATATTTTTCTGAATTAGTATAATAACCACTCATAATCCTATACCCTTGCTTAATACACCACTCTTTACATAATCTGCCTAGTGTGTCTAGGTTAATTTGTCTTAAATATCTAGGTGTATTTTGAATTGTCATTTCATACCATTTAATGTTATTTCCTACAATTTTAAATTCACTTGGTCTAGTAAATTCTTCATTTAAAACCAAACTCAATAATTCTTTACTAATCATCATCTACTCCTTTTACCTTCATTAATATCTCGAGTTTCTTTTTACCAGCATCTTGCGTTAGTTGTCTCTTGTCTCTAATAAGTAAATCCTCAAAGAAGTTAATAGCTTCATCTAAATCAACGTGCCTGATACAGCGTATATAATCTTTGATAGTAACTTGTTGTACCTTTATAGGTACAAAACCTTTCTGTAATGTGTTCATTATATTTGTTGCATACTTTTTAGTTGTATGCTTACTTAGATGTTCTACTGTTATCATCATTGTTTACCTTTATAATGTAGTGACATCACTTCATCTTTAGTAGCAAGTCTATGGTCGTATTTGTATGAACTTTCCCATCCTTCAATACTATAACAGATAGTATATGCTGTTCCATCATTTCTTTTTAAAAGACTGGGAAAATTAGCCTCATTTTCAAACCATCTAAAGTTGATTGGTGCTAGATTGTATTTATCGTTACCGCTTCTATCACAAACTTGTTGATGTAGACATCTGCCTTCTTCATCCCAAATAGCAGGAGCATTGTAATTTGCCATTACTCCCATTAACCATCTGTTGGTTTTATATTTTATAGAACATTCAAAATCAGGAACTTGAAACCCAAAAGCATTAAAATGTGCTTCCTTGTAGTTTTGTTTGATGCTCTCAAAATGTTCTTTAGCTTCTTTACAAACTTTGCCATCATCCGTTATTTCCATAGCAGCCTCAAGACTATCACTATCGCCATTGTTGCACATATCATCTCTACTATCTGTGATTGCATCTTCATCTCCTTCTTGTATTGTTGGTATTTCGTTAAATGCTGTTGCTATTGAGTTTATGTGATTTTCCCAAACTTTATGAGCGGTGCTTTCTCTAAAAATTTCTGGTTCATTCCAGCTAAGCTCTCCGTTGTTTATGTAGAATTGTTTGTATTTAATTTTTTGTTCATTACAAACATTAATAAACTCTAAATTACACATGCTTATTTCATTTTCTTTTGCATAGATATGAGAAAATAGCCCATTATTCATTATTACAGCTTCTTTATACCCTATTTTTACTAGTAAATTCCATACTTCTTGACTAGCTTTTATAAATCCACCATTCCAATTACTCATACTATATCCTTTTTAAATATCCATCTGTACCCACCAGCATTTTGTTTATATCCTCTACAACACTTACTTATATAATCTTGATATATTCCAGTATCTCTACTTGCTTGATGCTGTGAGATATACTCACATATATGTTCTCCATCAAGTGAAAGTTTTATAACTGCTTTACAGATTGAGCCTTGAGTAGATATTGCTTCTTTTCTATTTTTATGACCTTTAGCATTATTTTCTCCCCATGTTTTTAATTCTAGATTATTAAACATATAGTGAATATCATCATCTTTTCTATCAACAGAAGGTCTTAAATTCTTTTCATATCCTGATGATTTCCAATCATTATAAAGTTCATGGAACAAAGTTTGAGAAAATAACCAATCTCTTAACTCTTTCAATGAATATTCTGGTGGTTTATGTCCTCTTGTTTTTGAATGTGTCTTTTGGTGATTATAAATTCCAGTAGTTAAACCTTTTTTAGTTTTCTGGTATTTATCTGTGGCTTTTCTTTGGTTGCTTTTCTCTTCAAATTTTGTATCTTTTATAGCCTCTGCAACTGCATCATTAAAATCTTCTTCAATAGTCTTTTCTCTATATAGGATGTTTTCTTTTCCATTAAAGTTTACTGGTTTAGTTTCTTTTAGTTTATTGTTGTTCATATCATACTCCATATTTCTTTAAAGTCTTGGTCATACTTATCACAAGCTTTAATCAACTCTTCTCTAAGTTCAACTATCTCTTGTGCTACACTATTCTCAAAGAAGTATTCATAGTCTGTTCTCATCTTACACTCATGTTGTTCATCTTCTCTATCCTGAGCTATACAGTCTCTTCTCATCTCATCCATTTCATCTTGGGTTACACTCATCTTAATCTCCTATATATGCCATTGCTAATACAAACCCAACTGCTGCTGTTACTACCTGTAATACAAATAACCAATCTACTAATGGTTGCTCCATCTTATTTCCCCTTTGTTTCTCTATACCATTTACGTTGAAGTAAGAAATTTCCTACACTAGCTAATGCTGTAATAGATACAATTATTTCCCCTTACTCATTACTCTCTCCCTAATGTAGGTGTTGGTAATATATGTGGAAATGGTTCAGACTTAATCCTAACACTAGGTTTATTCTTATCCAACCATTCATCTCTAAGTTGATTAGATTTCTCTGTATCATCTAATATTTCATCATGTGTTTTAGGTTCAAGCTTCTTAACCATTTCTATCCTTTAAGTCTAAGAGCATCTAGTTGTCTCTTTCTCAACTCTTCACTCTGTCTACAATAGTGATATACTTCACTAATACCTATCCCTAAGTTCATATGAATTTGATATGGTGTTTTACCATTCTTAAATAATGTTACTACTTTATCTTGCATTTATTTTTCCTTTATAAAATTTACCTAGTATATTCTCATTCAAATATGTATCATCTAGCAATACATCTCTTTCTATCAACTCTTTCACTTCGTAGTAGGTCAAGTTAATCTTATCCTTACATAACCATAGGATTTCCTTATTAGAGACTGTTAGCCCACTAGAAAGCTTACTAGAACCAACATACCTAGCAAATGGTTTATTCTTCCATTCTATCCTCTTGTAGTTCTTTCTCTTAGCTAACTGAGCTTTAGTAGGTTTCATTCTAATAAGACTTCTAATTAACTTCTTACCAATATACTTTTGACCATTAGAGTATGTTATCAGATATATAAACCCACAGACCTCGTCAGTGAAGTCATCATGACTATACATATTTTTACCATTGTGTGTCCAATTCAATTGTATTTCATTTTAACCATTTCTATTGTCTCCTCTTTGCTTAACACTGAAGGACATATATACCTCAAGTCACTAACTCTATAAACATGATATATCTTAGATGCTTTACCTTTGTAATCTTTCTTAGCTATATAGAATGTCTCATCAATGATTATAAAGCTATTTGAGCGTGTTAAACGCTTTATCTCAAACTCAGCATACCATTCGTTAGGTTCAACCTCTTTAGGAGCTTCTAGGCTATCAGAACTAACTGATATACCTATCATCCCAAACTCTGTCATTCCATATTTGTCTTGACTAGAAGTCGAGAATGTCATCTTCCTCTTCCTTTGCTTCACCTTCTTCTACTTCAGGAGCTTCTAACTTAACTCTCTTAATGCCTTTGTCGCTTTCAAGGAAAGCAATCTTAGATTTAATAGCTTTAGCTTCTTCAGCATCTTTAATCATTTCTTGAGCATCAAATCCATTAACATTGAATACAGACTCTAACTCTTTAGAATAAAGTACATCTCCATTACTATTAACTTTCAATGATGTTTTATCTGTTTCACCATCTTCATAGTTATATTGTTCTTCTAGTCTAATACCTATCTGTAACTCTTTACCAATTAAATCAACTAGAGTTTCAGCTTCTACTTCTACATTCTTACCAAACTTCTTATACTTAATTGTTTCAACTTTAGTTTTAACTTCTGATAAGTCTTGTGCTTTACCAGTAGCTAAGAACATAATCTGTTTGAACATCTTAAATGCTGGTAGTGATACAGTCTTACCACCCATTTGACAAGTAGTGATTAGCTTACCATTCTTCTTAGATACAATGTATAATGTAATATCTATCTTGTTAGCTCCACTAAAGAATACATCTAGTTGAACTCCACCACGTTTTGTATTACTCATAAAAGCTTTTTCTATTGTTGTTGGATAAACACCACATTGATTGATATATCCACCACCACTTACTTCTAAATCATGACTACTTACTTCATCTGATACTGCTTCTATTCCACTTAATAATTTACTTAACATATTTTTCTTCCTTTGTTTTGTTTCAGGTAATATCCAATATTATATAATTTATGCTATTCTCTTAACTTCATAAACATATACCTCTGGTCTAGTTCCTTTGTACTTCAATGCTTTCTCTCTGCTATCCCAATATTGTCTATACTCATTATGATTAGTAGGCTCAGTAGTCATCCATTCTATTTTGTTTATATCATCCATTATTTATCACTTCCATCAGTATCATCTTCTCCAGCTATACCAAGTAAATTAACTCTGTGATAACGAACACAATACGATTGTACAGTGGCTATTGATTGAACTAATACTTGCTTCTTGTTCCCATCAACAGGAACATCGAATACACTAGATATTCTACAACCACTCTTGTGAGATAGAATTAATTCAACTCTGGTCATAAGTTGTTTACCAATCCAATATGTTGATGGGAAATTCATAATAGCTAATCCATAATCGGCTAATGGTTTCCTTGTCATATCAATTACTTGACCAAGAGTAATATATTTGTAATTAAATGCTTCTTTGCCTTTGTTAAGATTTACCATTTGACCTGATACTTTAGCAATAGCTTCAAACATAGCAGATAAATCATCTCCTACAAACTCAACCTTCGGTGGGGGTATGTTGATTGATACATCATCGCTCTCTTCTTTGGCTTTTTCTTTAATAGGTGTATATAACTCAGTCATTTGTTCTTTAGTTAATGTTTCACCATTCACTGTATATGTTCCATCAGTATTCTTTGTAGCATCCATAGCTACGCCTGTTGCTTTGTTTCTTATACGCATTTTATATTCCTTTTATCTAATATTCTTTTAATTTAAACTAGCAGTAGTTGTTCTAACTCTGCTTGACTTCTTTCTTTAGCTTCTATCTCTTCATTCTTATCTATCTCATCCAACTTCTTATCAACACTCTTAGTAGCTATACTAACCTTGTAATATTCAACTGACTTCCTAGATGTAGTTTCCCAGATATAACCTCTCTCACTTGCTAACTCTTTAGCTAAGCCTACATATTCTCCAATTTTCTTAGTCCAAGTAGATGGTATAAATGGATAACCCAACATATGCTGACTAGTAATAGCTTTGTCTTCTAACAACATAGCTTCCAATAGTCTTTCATGTTTAGGTCTTATCTTTCTTAGGTCTTGCAACACTAAACTAGACTCTTCTATAACCTCTAGTGCTTCATACATATTCTTTTGAGTTACTTCAGTATTCCCTTCAAAGAAAGCATATATACAAGCTAACTTAGCTGTCTTAAAACTTCTCTCTGACATATCTGATTTAACTGCTGGTTCTAAACCTTTGTTATCTAATATGTAATTATCACCATCAGCTTTAATGGTAGCCCATACATATAGTGCTTCTTTACTTAGGGTCAACACTCTATCTAAATTAGACTTAGTTATCAATGACTTAATGTAATCTCTATCAGTCTTTCTCTTAGCTATAATCTCTTCACTAGCTGACATTTCATTAACTATATCTTCAGGTGTTCTTCTAGTTGGTTGAGTGTTATCATCAATGAATATCATTCTTCTACCATAACCTTCATCTAATAATCTAAGAAAAGCTATCTCAACATTATCCCCTTCAAACAATCTAACTTTATTACCAAAGCAATATAAGTTAGTTGACATACCACTTACGCTCATAGCATCAGGGTCAGTTCTTTTAGCTGTTGGTACATACAATCCATTATCATACGGTTGTAATAATAATTCAAATACATCTGCTTTAGATATAACTGCATTACCTATCTCATCAATCTCAAGGTTTATTCCACCTAGTCCAACAATAGCATAAGACTCAGCATAAGCTAGTAATCCTGACTCAGTAGTTGAACCAATAGATTTAACCCAGTTATGAACTGGTCTATCGTTATCTTCTGTCTCTAATCTCTCTAAAGCCTTAGACTTAAATCTAGGATAGACTTCATTGTTCATGTATTCAAAAGCATCTTTAAAGTAGAAGTTATCCACTAATCCTAATGAAGCTCCTTTACCACCACCAGAGTTAAGTAATAACAACTGATATAGATTAGCTGGTGTTCTACCATAGCCACTCTTTGTGTCTAGCTGTATTCTTAGCTGACTACATATATTAGCTAACTTGTAATTCGCTACTCCAACTGCTGTTGCTAGTGGTATAGCTGGTCTAGCTACCATAAGATCTTCAGCTATTTGAAGAACAAACTTATTTAATTTACTCTTATCCATTAATCCTCCTATATAAAATTTCTCACATAATTCAATGCTTCTTTAAAACTCATCTCTTGATGAGTAACCAATACATCAATTACATCACCAAAGTAATCAGAACCATAATCCTTAATACCTAAAGTCTTATAACTAATAGTAGCACTTCTAGTATTCTCATCTTCTCTCAGTTTAAACTTATTAGCTTTAACTTCATAGCCAACACTTTGAAGTATATCAACTACAGTTTCAAATGTTAATTGTTCCTTAATAACCTCCAATGTATTATTATTGTATGTAGGCATCAAATCAGTGTCTATACTAGCTTTCTCTAGCTGTTCACTCTCTAGTTGTTGTTCAGCTAATATAGAAGCTTTATGACAATCTAATAGTTGTCCTTCATTGTATATAATAATAGCATCATCATTACCCAAGAAAGCTCCAGTACCATGTTCGGTTTGCACATCATTAAATGATACGATTAGAGATAACATCCTAAAGTATATATCTTTATCTCTAGGTATATTTATAGCTGGAATACATAGTCTATATCTATCTCTAATCTTTCCTTGTTTCATAACTCTATGACTCTTTGTTGTCCCGATGAGATAACTATACTTCTTAAACATCTTTTGACATTCAGGTATTGTAAGTTCGTCATCAATATCAAATATCAATAAGTCTTGGTTCTCATTAGACCAATTAAAGTCTGTTTTGTATCCATTACGTAAAGTATAAGGACTGAATTGTATATTGCTGTTAGACAATACATTCTTCAACTTAGACCATTCTACATTCTTGGATAACCATCCAGATTTAGATTGAGTATAGTTATCAACTATCTTGCCTTTCAGTTTGATGTATGATATGTTAACTATCATTTAACTCCTTTAAGTCTTCTCGCTATAGTGGTTGGGATGACACCATACATCTTAGCAATATCTTTTAGCATCATCCCTCCATCTCTCATCTCTTTTATTTTAAACATTTCTTCTCTTGATATTTTCAAATGGGCTTTATTTAACATTAACAAATAAATAGCTCTTTGGCTTCAACTTCCTAGCTGTCAATCTCAATGCTTCAATCATCAAGTCATTACTAAGTTCAACCATATAGTCTTTAAACTCTTCTTTGTTTATATCTTCTACCTTAACTACTTCATCATTGATTATAACACTAGCTGTCATATCTTCTTTGCTAATAAGTACATCAATCATAACCCAACCTTTAAGTGTTCAGCAAACATTCTAGGTATAAACCCTTCATTGTCTAAATCTGTTATATCCTCATACATATTCTCTTTGGTTATGTCTTCATCATTAGCATAGTTAATAAAATATATCATCCTAGCAATCAACTTTATCTCTGCCTTGCCTCTCCACATAGCAAATGCTACATATTCAAGTTCATCATGTTCTAATTGATAAATGTATTTACCTCTAATATCCTTCTTTATGTACCCAGAACTAGGTAATGCCCATTCTCTAAGTTCATCTCTTATTTCCTTTGATGGAGTATAAGGATTGTATTTAGCATCAATTACATACTTCTTAAGTATTCTTCTGCTTCTCGGACTGTGTACTATTTTTGCCATATTCTTTCGCCATAGACATTACTGCTTTAGATACATTGGTTACACCTAGTGTTTCATAGGCATATTGTTTCAGGAGCGTAATAGTCTCGCTAGATAAAAGTAAAGTCATCTTTTGTCTTTCATCTTTCATTGTTGGTCTCTCCTTTATAAGATGTTAGTATTATACCAACTATACTAATTATTGTCAAGTGTATTTAGTAGAATATAGCTAATTTTAGATACAACTACTACTACCATACCCTCTTAATCTATATTTAAGCTTCAGGGCTTGTTTTTGATAGTTTTTAAAACACAGGGTAGGTATGCAGTTTACCACTACCACACCCTCTTAAGTTTCGTTTCAGAAAGGAGCTGTGAAGAACTCTTCAAACAACTCAGCTATATCAGTTATCTCAACTAGCTTTAATTTACCATCAACTACTTGACTACAATCAGCTACTCTATAATTTAATAGTGCATCTGCTGGTGTATCAAATAAATCAATCCAATCAGTAAATCCTTTCTCACTTGCATCTAATTTATCTATGAACTTATTAGCAAATACTTTACCTTTACCCTTAACTCCAAAGCTACCGTTATGACCACCAGTGATAGTATCAGTTATTATATGTTTAAATATATCTTCTTGATGTCTACCTTGATGTATCCACTTCCAATGTTTTTTATGATAATTAAATATAGGACTTTCTGATTGATTAATACAATCACTATCCATTGTAACCCCTAGATAACCTTGACTATTACATAAGTCAATGAATGTATCATCTGCTTCAGCTATATTATTAACTTCTACTATACTATCCTTTAACCTAGAGGCTAAAAGCTTCTTAACCTCACTCACATATCCTCTGAGTAGCTTAGCTTCTTTATGAGCCTTTAGTTGCTCATCTGTCATCTCACTCTCAGGTTTAGGTTCTCTATCAGCTTTCCATCTATCAGTTAAATCATGTCTAAAGTTTTTCTTAGATGTTATAGCTATTACCATTTTATCTATTGCATAAGACTTCCATAATTCACTCTCAATAGAATGTAGTCTCATAAAGAAGTCCATATACATTAATTCAATATTAGCTGTTTCTCTATATTTATAACAACTTAGATATATAATACCATCAGCATCATACACAACATTCATCTTCTCTTTTTGTTCTACAACTCCATCTAATAAACTCATTCTCCATCTTTTACAGTTCTATAGTTTCTATTTCTTAGATGCTCCATTAGTTGCAACCTTTGTTCTAATTCTATAACTAAACTAACTTGCTTCTTGGTCATAGTTAATTCTATTTGTTTCCATAACCTATCTATTTGTTTTTGTTGTATTTCTATAGTCATACTATCCTCTCTTGTTCAAATCTGTAATCTTCATAATCCTCATCTGATAAACGAGAAACATTTTCATAATATTCTATACTGTGTTCACACTCAGGATAAGCATTACATAACTGTAAGTATTCCCATTTAGTAAAAGGTCTAACTCCTCTTTCAATCTCATCAAAATCAACTATATTTAACATCCTTGCAATTTGATGTCTTAGATGACCATTTAATACTAATCGTTTTATCATAGCTGATGCTGTATAGATATTACACATAGCTACTATACTTATGCCGTCTATTTTTCACTTTGTAGTAGATATTGGCTGATATATTAAAGTGTTCACATATAGTATATTTATTATACATATCAATGCTTTTCTCTAGTCTCATAATATCTTCTCTAGTTAGATGATTATGTTCTTTTCTACTCTTCTTGTTTTCAAAGAGATTTGACAACCAATTTGTTATTTTACATTTACTCATCATATAATCCTTCTTTTAACTCTCCTAAAGCATCTGCATATCCCTGCCAATAACCTTTCTCTTGAGTAGATTTAGATTGACTCATATTGTCTATTCCAAATATAATTGCTCCATCTATTGCTTTGATTACTTTTCTTTTGTGTTCAACCTTCCCTTGAAAAATACCATTTCCATGTTCAATCCTCTCATCGTTAGTCATCATAATTCTTCTCCTATATTGTTTTTGACATACAGTCTACTGCCATACTTCAATTCTAAGCACTCTGTTAGCTCCGTAATAGCCTTTAAAATCATTTCTGGTGTATTTGTATCAATTCGACTATAAAGCTCTAAAT